CTTGATGCAAAGGGTTGTTATGGTCTTGCCCAAGCAACTGACTTGCCACAAACTCAATATGGGAGAACGCTCATTTCATCTCCTACTGTTCATCCCCATTCCATTTTTTCAAAGATGAATTCAGAAGCCAATGTAGAGGTATTGGGTTCCACCGCATTGCGCACAAAACAGAAGACTACTGTTTCCAAATCTCCCATTAGCGATCATGTCACTGATGTCTGTGGAGTACCTTGTAAATGGGCAGGTCCGCGTTTGGAGCCCAATTGGAAGGCTTACAATGCAACTCTTGAACATGTCGTTAGGCCAGTGCGACCATTTCCTCCCAGTCTTATGCGGAGAGCTGGAGATGATTGGTTGGATGATTTGATTCCCATTGTGGGAGATATGAAGCCATTGAGTGACAAAGAGTCTGTGATGGGTTGCGAAGGAGTTCGTTTTCTAGATGCTTTACCAATGTCTACCAGTATGGGCTTTCCCCTTTTTGGTAAGAAAAGTAGATATTTCGAGGATGTTGTTGTAGATGGTCAACTTTTGGATAGGGTTCCATCACAGGCAGTAATTGATGAGAGAGAACGTCTTTTGAAATCATGGTGCAATGGGGAGAGAGCATATCCTGTTACCAGTGCCACTCTCAAAGATGAGCCTACTGCAATGGTTGAGATTTCTGATGGACAATGGGAACTTCCAGAAAAGGTGCGTGTTTTCCAGTGTTCTGCTGTTGCGATGAGTTTGTGTGTGAGGAAGTATTTTCTTCCAATCGTACGTTTCTTGTCTACTCATCCCATAGAGTCTGAATGTGCAGTTGGTCTTAATTGTATGTCGAGTCAATGGGAGGTGTTGATGGAACATGCGTGGCAGTATTCTGAAGATGAGGTTCTTGCCTTAGACTACAGTAAATACGATGCGCGGATGAATTCACAGCTAACGCACTTTGCATGGTCACTTTTCATACGATTGGCTGAAGCGTCTGGTGGTTATACCACAGACGACATTCATATCATGAAGATGATGGTGACTGACATTGTGCATCCGTTGGTGGATTGGAATGGTACTATGATCATGTTGTATAGCATGAACACATCTGGACATAATCTCACCGTTCATTTTAACAGTTGTGCTAATTCCATTTACACTCGCATGGGTTTTTTCCATCATTATCCATCAGCCCCTTCTTTTCGCGAATGTGTTGCGATGACAACATATGGGGACGATTTGAATGGTTCGGTACACCCATCATTTCGGGATTTCAATTTTGAATCCTACCGTGATTTTCTTGCCGAGTATGGTATGAAAATTACTTTGCCTGACAAGAGTGGTGAATCTCAGCGTTTCTTACCTCGGGAACGTGCAGATTTTCTAAAACGCACTAGTGTATTTATTCCTGAAATTGACACTACTGTGGGAGCATTGGATGAAGATTCGATTTTTAAGTCGCTTCATGTCAATCTAAAGTCCAAGGTTCAGACTCCACGTCAGGTATCAGCCGCATGCATAGAGACCGCGATGCATGAATGGTTTGCACATGGAAGAGATGTGTACATTAGACGGCAACAGCAGATGGAAGAGGTTTGTAAAAGAGCACGTCTACCTATTCCAGCTGTTGGAGTTTCATTTGACGATCGTGTCGAAAAATGGAAACTCGAAAATTTAAAGACGTAGCAAAAATTCCTGTAAATTCAAGGTGTTTAGAGCAAACACGAAGTCTAGAAATGCTCACTTGGCCCTTTAGCGATTATTCGGATAAATCGTTAGTCT